TGGTCGATACAACGGCACTGACGCGAGCGGCCAATTTCTTGAACACCAATCGCTTCAACTGTGATGTCAACCTGAAAGAGAGCACAAACCTGCCAGACCTTCTGGCAAGATTCTCGCCTTACCTCTTGGTGACTGAAACCAGAAACCTAGGCAAACGTGGCTTGCGGCCACTGCTGCCAATCAATAATGATTACACAATCAATACAGGCTCTATCAACTGGGAATTTACGTTTACAGAGGAGCACGTACTGCCCGGCAGCTTTGAGATTACTTACACCCCACTGGCAGATCGCAAGCCATTCTGCGCTCAGATGCTTTGGCGTCAGCAGCTGACTGATGACTTCGGCATCATCCGCACCGCTGAAGTGCGCTACGGCCAGACGGCATTAAATGGTCCGTTTGAGCAGCACGACATGAGCGCGTTCTGCACAGTTGAGAATCATGCCGTGAAAGCTGGCGCCTACATCTTGGCCAGGCGCAAGTACATCACCCATACCCTGCGATTCTCCTGCCGCCCCGGTGTCTTCAACACCCTGCTGGAGCCTGGCGACATTGTGCGGGTGACGTTGACCCGTGCTGCCAGCGGAACAGCAAGCGTCGATCATGACTTCCTGTATGAGCTGAACCGCGTGACCAAGACACTGCGCGGCGATCTGACACTGGAGCTGACGCACTTCCCGGTTGACAGCCAAGGCCGCAGCTTGGTGGCTGTTGATGTAGCCGCAGCCGTTGGGTCAGGCGTGGTGCTGACCAGCAACAAGAGCGGTGTTGGCTGCGACATCAACAGCAGCACAGATACCAGCGTGCCAGCTGAGACGTTCACGAATGGCACACCACTCGACTTCGGGTCAAGCCTGACAGGTGGCATTGAAGCGCCTCCTGGTGCTGCAGAGACAAATCCACCGGATCCGTATGAGCCGCAGCCGTTCCTGTCGTACAACGGCACCAGCAGCACCGGCACCGACCCGATCGGCCAAGGCACGCTGATCAGGCCCAATGCTCCCTGCCCTGGTAGTGGCGTTGCCGTTTCGTCCTGGTATGTCAATGGCGTTCTGGTATCGCAGATTGACGTGGCAAACAGCACGGTGCTTTACATCGACGAAGCCCGGCTCAACCAGCCTGGAACACCACAGCTGCAGCTGAGTGGCGCCGGCGGTGACCCCGGCAGCTTTGTGGCATTCGGCAGCAACGGCGATGAGTATCTCAATGTGATCGAATGCCTAGATGGCACCAAGAGCAGCAGCAGCGCAACAATGGGATCAGGAACAGTCGCTGGTGGTGGCGGTGGTGGTGTGCTGACCTTTGAATCAGGATTTGGCGTCAGCTGTTTTTATCCGCTTGGATCAAGCAACGGCCAATACACAATTACAAGCTATGGCGAACCGATGTGGATAGGGTCATACGATCCAGGCACTGGAACGCGAATCATGCTGAAACGAGACAGCGCAGGATCTATTCAATCGGCATTTGTATTGACGCCGCCGCTTGGCCCGCCGCCTAGTTTGACAACGCCGAACTACTGCAGATTCGACGGTGCCGCAGGAGGCTTGCCAAATGAACCGTGGACTGCCACCCCAATCGTTACGCTGAAGAATGCCAAGCTTAACGGTACGGTCGTTATCGACTACACAACAGTCTGATGGAAAGCCGTCTCGCTATCTGCAAATCCTGTGAGCAGCTGCTACTGCCGCAGTGGCAGTGCAAGATTTGCGGCTGCCTGATGCAGCTCAAGGCACGCATCCCGATGGCTTCCTGTCCTTTGGGTAAGTGGTGACATGGCAACCTTCCCTGCGCTAGCACCCAGCAGCCGCACCTTCACGCCAGGTGACTACCCACACTCAGCGTTTACAGGGCTTGGCGGCCAGCAGGCCAGGGTGCGGAACAGCACCGTCATGCTGTCCAGCCAACTGAGAGTGAGCTTCATCGCTATCACCGAAGCTCAGATGCTGTCAATCCTGAGTCACTACAACGGCCAACAGGGCAACTATCTGTCATTCGACATTCCATCCACGCTTCTGTCAGGCGTCACAGCAGCTGACTACACACTGTCCGGCTACGCCTGGCGCTACATCGAACCGCCACAAGTCGAGGATTTTTGCGGCCCACTGCACAATGTCACGCTGACACTGGAATCTGTACCAGGTGAAGGCGCCACGGTGGGCGGCCTGGAGCTACAGATCACATGCACGCTCGCAGCGGGCGCAGCCTTTGGTCAGCCAAACAGTCCAGTCGCCGCTGGGTTCACGCTGCAGGTCGTGGCCATCTTCGACGGCGGCGCGTTTACCAATGGCACGGACGTGCAAACCAGCCGCCGGGATTGGACGATCCTTGCAACCTTCACGCCAGGTGCAGCTGATGGCAACCTAACCAGCGGCGGTGCGCCGTATTGGCTGGACTGGGAATGGCAAGCTAACGACATTCTGCCCTTCTAGGCTTTCTATACTGAAAGCAGGTAAGGCGTTGCCATGGCTGCACCAAACATCAAAAGCGGCAGCTCCGTCACAACCGTCACCGGCAAGACGGTTGGGTATGCCGTCACCACCTCAATGGCTGCAGCGCTGAGCAACGCTGGCAGCAGCGGCAAGGTGCTGAAAATCAATTCGGTGTACTGCGCCAACGTGGACGGCACCAACGCAGCGGACATCAGCCTGGAGCACTACAACGGCACCACCGGCTACGCCATCGGCAAGACGATCACCGTACCGGCTGATGCCACTCAAGTTCTCGTTACCCGCGAGGCTTACATCTACCTGGAGGAAGGCCACAGCCTCCGCGCACAGGCCAGCGCTGCCAGCGACCTGGAGCTGGTCATCAGCTACGAGGACATTTCGTGATGTTGGGATTTAACGGGGGGTTGCTGGGTAAGAAGCGCAAGCAAGAGCCAACAACGCCAGGGCTGTGGTTTCCGAATGAGCGGGCAATTATTGTCGGTTCAGATCCGTATTGGGATAACGTATCGCTGTTGCTGCACATGGATGGCAGCAACGGCAGCACAACGTTTACCGACAGTAGCAGCAATGCGCTGACTGTAACGGCCAACGGTAACGCACAGATCAGCACAGCGCAGAGCAAGTTCGGCGGGGCAAGTGGTTATTTCGATGGTACTGGTGATTTCTTGACTGTTACCAACTCAAACAATGTTCTTACTTTTAACGCTGATGATTTTACTATCGAGTTTTGGCTCTACCCATTAGATACGTCTACGCTGCAAGTTTTTTTAGATTTTCGCCCTGATGTTCAAGGAGTTTATCCAGTGATTTACGTGCAAAGCGGTACGTTGCAATATTACGTTAATACTGCAAATCAAATCAGCGCATCTAGCGCCTTGACTACAAATCAATGGCAACATGTAGCAGTGGCAAAAAGCGGGGCACAAACTAAAATGTACGTCGACGCAGTTCAAGTCGGGTCAACTTACACAGACAATAACACTTACCTTGCGCCTACATGCAGGATAGGTACGTCATTTGATAGCTATGCGGCAAACGCTTACATCGACGACCTCCGCATCACCAAAGGCGTCGCCCGCTATACCGCCAACTTCACCGCACCAACTGCAGCATTCCCTAACGGCTGATGCTCTACTCCCACCGCCAAGCGACCCCAGCACCCCTGCCGCACCGGATCCGCTTTGCGGACGGCAGCACCCGCACCGACAGCACCACCTTCACGCCTGACGAGCTGGAGCGTGCCGGTTACAGCGGACCCTACCAGCGCCCGGAGTGCAACCCGAAGCTGGAAGCCATCGACTGGGACGGCAGCGCCTTCGTGGTGCGTCCCTACAGCTTCAACGAGCTGCAAACGCAGCACGCCAAGGTCCGCAATCAGCGCATTGAGCTGCTCAAGGCCAGCGACTGGACGCAGATCACCGACTACGACCTCGGCGCCGATCGTGACGCCTGGGCCACCTACCGCCAAGCACTGCGCGACCTGGCTGATGTCGCTAACCCGTTCGACATCACATGGCCGCAGCCGCCTGCCACCTCGGCAGAATGAAACCACCTGAGCATTAACTATGGCCAGCCTGCTCTACAACTCAGCCGTTGATGACATGGCCCGTGGTGCCATCGACTTTGACACTGACACCTTCAAGGTGATGCTGGTCACTAGCAGCTACACGCCCGACAAGGACACGCACGACAAACGCAATGACGTCACCAACGAAGTCAGCGGCACTGGCTACACAGCAGGTGGCGTAACCAGCGTCTGCACCGTCACCAAGGACACCGCTAACGATCGCGTCACCCTCAGCTTTGCTGCCGTGAGCTGGGCGAGTAGTACCATCACCGCCAGGGGCGCCGTGATCTACAAGTCGCGCGGTGGTGCATCATCCGCTGATGAACTGGTGGCCTACAACGATTTCGGCAGTGATGTTGCCTCAGCATCCGGCACATTTACGGTGGGCACTAGCGTCATCACGCTGCAGAACTGATGGCTACATTCCCAGCGCTTGAACCCAAGACACGCGCGTATTCCTTTGGCACCTACCCAGTCTCTGAGGAATCTGGCTTTGTTGGTGGCGCCGTGCGATTCAGGCATGGCACCACTTCATTCAGTCATACCCTTGCGCTTGGCTTTACCGCATTGACAGAAGCGCAGGCCAAGCTGCTGCGTGATCACTACCGCGCGCAGCAAGGTGGCTATCTGTCATTTCCGCTCAGCCCTGAGGCATGGGCTGGTCACACCAGCTTTACAGACCTGGTGCCAGCGACCACGCTATGGTGCTATGCCACGCAGCCGCAGGAAGACCACCTATCTGCTGGCTACATCAATGTCTCAATCAGCCTGATCAGCGTCAGGGCGCCAAGTAGCTAACCTAGGGAAGCGATTTGTTGCAGTCATGGCGCTCACTCCTGAAGCTGCTACCAGCATTGCCGTAACCTTGCTGGCCGGTTCTGAAATCCTCAGCCTCCTGCCAGGCGTCAAAGCCAACGGCTGGGTTCAGCTGATCCTCGGCGCATTGCGTGGCATTGCCTCGCGTAAGCGGTGACTGAGCCAACGCACGGCGAGATCCTTCGCGCCATCGGCGTACTGGAAGGCCAGCTCAAACAGCTGCTGGATGCCGCCATCTCCGACAAGACCGAGCGGAGCGGATTGGGCGTCCGTGTTGGCCGATTGGAGACGCGCATGGCGCAGGTGGTCATCCTCGCCGTTGTCGCTGCCATGCTCAGTCCTGTCATTTGGTCCGAGATCAAGAGCGCATTCAGCTATCGGCAGCCAGTACCGCAGCACCTACAAAGGCCATGACGCAACCACTGCGGCTGATTGACCTGTTTCGGTACTTCAAGGGCTTGCCGCACCAGCTGGCGGCGATCAGCGAACTGGAAGCTGCAATCGGTCCGCGCCTTCTGAACCGCGACCAGCCATGGTTCAAGACCTGGAGCGTCCCCGGCAAGCAGACCGACCTGGCTGATGCGATCCAGATCATCAAGGAGTTCGAGGGCTGCCACCTCAGCGCCTACCCCGATCCGCTGAGCGGCGGCGATCCGTGGACGATTGGCTATGGCACCACGCGATTCCCGGATGGCAGCGCGGTGCAGCGCGGCGACAAGATCAACGTCATCGAAGCCGACATGCTGCTCCGCTTGGAGGTGGACCGCATCGCCGAACGCCTGCGTGCGATCCCGCACTGGGCAAGCATGGGTGATCCGCAGCGCTGCGCGTTGATCAGCTTTGCTTACAACCTCGGCACTGGGTTCTACGGCAGCGCTGGGTTTGACACCATCAGCGCAGCGTTGCGTGACAAGGGCTGGCCATCGGTGCCAGCTGCGTTGCTGCTCTACTGCAACCCTGGTACTGCCGTTGAGGCTGGCCTGCTGCGGCGGCGGAAGGCCGAAGGCGCACTGTGGCAGAAGGGCGCACCGCAACTGCAACAGCAGGGCATCCTGCTGCGTGTGCCGTATGAGGCGCAGAACGACAACCGCTCAGGCACCGGCTACCGCGAATGCTTCAGCAGCAGCGCTGCCATGGTGGCCCGCTTCTACGGCAAGATCACCAGCGATGATGCCTACAACAAGATCCGCGCCCGCTTCGGCGATACCACCGACGCACAAGCGCAGATCAAGGCGCTGCATTCACTTGGACTGGCAGCTCGATTGCAGACCAACTGCAACCCTGCCGTGATCGAGACCGAGCTCGAAGCCGGGCGCCCCGTGATGGTGGGCTGGCTTCATAAAGGACCTGTCGGCGCACCAACCGGAGGCGGCCACTGGAGCGTGATCATCGGCTCCACCAGCGGCGCCTACATCCACAACGATCCGAACGGCGAGGCCGACATGGTGAACGGCGGCTACGTCAACCACAGCAAAGGTGCAGGCATCGCCTACAGCCGTAAGAATTGGCTGCGCCGCTGGGAGGTAGATGGCCCTGGTACCGGCTGGGCCATGCTTGTAAACCACGCACCTTAGGCTAAGCGCAAATGGAGCCTCATCTTGTGAACATCACCTCTATACGCAAGACACCTGAGCTTCTAGAGCTGCGCATCCCCTACACAGCGTTCAGTGAAACAGCAACATTCCTGCTGCTAAGTGACATTCACTTAGACAACCCAAAGTGTGACCGCAAGCTGCTGGCCAAGCACCTCGATGAATGCCGCGCGCAGAATGGCCACGTTCTTATGTTCGGAGACGTGCTTTGCTTAATGCAAGGCAAGAAGGACCGCAGAGCAAGTAAGGGCGATATCCGCCCAGAACACCTAGGCGGTAATTACTTTGACCTCGTATTTAGTGAGGCCGCGGAGTTCTTCAAACCATGGCAAGACATCATCCTTATGGCAGGCGATGGCAATCATGAAACCGCCGTAAGCAACAACCAAGAGATTGACCCCTTAGAGAATGTTGTGCGGCTGATGCGCAACAACGGCAGCAACATCGAGCACATGGGTTATCAAGGCTGGCTCAGGTTCAGCTTTACGCAGGACGGCAACAACAAGACCAGGCGCTGCATGTTGTTCTTCCATCACGGCGCCTGGGGCGGCATCATCACCAAAGGCACCATGGGCGGTGGCCGTTATGCCTCAATCGCTCCAGACGCTGATGTCTTGGTCAATGGCCACAACCATGAGCGCAGCGTCGTCGCCCACTCCTGCTACCGCGTCGATCAAAACGGCCGCGCCTGGGTAGAACAGCGCTGGCACGTCCAGTGCGGCACATACAAGCAGGAGTTCGGTGGCACCGGCGGCTGGGCCGTGGAGCGCATCGTCATGCCAAAGTCACTCGGCGGAATCTGGCTTACACTGCGTCCACGCACTCGCGGGGGCGTTGAAATTACCTGCACCCCCACCGTATGAGGCAGTACGTCCTAGAGATCGAGTACACAATCGTCGTCGAAAGCGAAGACGACGACCCCGAAACCGTAAGTGACGACTTCGCCTCCAGGCTTACAGAATTAGCTCCATCGAACGACCATATCCTTGGCCTATCGGTCAACGTCCTACCCATCCCGGAGTTGCGTGGATCATCAGATTGATGGCACATCTCTCGTCCCCAAGCGCTCCGCAAAGCAGCGATTCAGACAGCAGATCTTTGAAGCGTGGCAGCACTGTTGCGCCTATTGCGACGCCGCGGCCGACACGCTAGATCACGTCAAGCCGCGCCACAAAGGCGGCAACACCGTCGTGAATAATCTGGTGCCAGCCTGCCGCGAATGCAACCGCAGCAAAGGCAGTGAACACTGGCGGCAATGGTTCAAGCTGCAGCCATCGTGGACGGATGAGCGGCAATCTAAGATTGAAGCATGGACTGAAGATATGACACCATGACATGGGGTGACTGGATGATGGTCAAATGGACCATTGAAGAAGAACTGCGCATCGAAGCGCAATCACGCAGCGCATTGATGCATCCAGACGATAGGGATGTGCGATCATTGTGTGCCTCGCTGATTAAGCAGAATGCCTACTACACGCGACTCATTCAACAAGCGACAGGTCACATCGCGCATCTTGA